AGGAACACTTAGGTACTGTTTTTATAACAGGTGAGTATTCACCTTCGTCTGACCAGTTAGGGTATTCTTTGTCTACCGCAAATGGTCCTTTCATAATACCTGTACCAAACAGGGCTGTCTCAAACGCAGCATTTCGTAATTCTTTTCTTGCGTTGGACTCTTCTAGTTGGTCATGTATTTTCTTTTCCATCTTCTTAGCAGCTATCATAGCTGGATGAAAAGTAATTTGTGTAGGTGATTCTGCTTCACCTTCTTTTAAATTATCTTGAACAGGTGAAAGTTTTTCTTTTAAACCTGCTAGTCTATCTCTAAAGTCTATAAGAGTTTCACCGGGTTGTACCTGCTCAGGTTCACCCATTGGTGCTTGCTGCTCCTGCATTTTCTTAGCAGTGTCTTCTGTCTCTAGGTGTACAGCTTCTGATACACCCTCAGGTAAAACTGTAGGATTAATACTAATAGGAAACTTGTTAGCACCAAAGAGTACTTCTACAATCTGACCATAGGCAGCTAGTACCTTTGTCTTTGTAACCTTAACAAATACTCTAGACTTCTCTGAAGAAGTAAAACTTACGTCTGGTCCATAAAGACCTCTATAGTTTCTGTAAGCTTTTATCCAGCGTTGTTCTTCAGCATTACGAGCATTCTCAGCTTTACTAAAACGTTTCTGTATATAACCTACAATAGTTCCAACTGAAGGATCAGCTTTAGAGTCTTCATCTGTATCTTCTATAAAAGATACTTCAGCATCTTCCATGTATACTTCTTCAGCTAAGTTTTCGTCTTCTTCCATATTATTTTACCTTCCAAGGTCCATTGTCAAAGTCATACTGTTCTTGACATTTAGGACAACTATCAAACTTATCTGTATTATAAATTACAGCACACTTAGGGCAAGTTACTATCACTCTAGTATCCAAACGTTGAATCAGCCATTTGAAAACCTGTCCTCTGAGTATCAGGGTTGTAATCAAATAGGTTACTTCTTGGTCTTGTCATGATACCATACCTGATAGCATCATAGATGTGATCTTCAGACTTAGTGTCCACATCCTCAGGATTGTTTTTATCTAGAGGTAGTGAAGGAAGTTGAGCAATTGTATTGTAACAACTACTAAAGAAAACTATTCTAGGTTCTTCTGTGAAGTCATCTACCTGTAGTCTTCTGTGTAACTCATTCTTACCTGATACACGAGAGCCTTTTGATCTATCGGCTGGTCTGAATCGACAACCCTTCTGTATCATCTGCTCTGCAAGTGAAGGGCCAGTATCACCTCTCTTGTGCCAGAGAGAACTGTCGAGAACACCGTACCTTATTTTCTCATCAGACTCAAGATCTAGGATCATATCTGCTAAGTCTGTAGCTAAAACTTTACTTACATATAGTTCTCTATAAACAATAA